AAGTTGAGTGAGCGTAATCAGGTTACTTTTGCTAATAATCAAAAGTATTTTGAGAGCAAGGTTGATGCTGGCAGGTTTGATGAAGGTCGCTGGGATTTGCAGATTAGGCGTGTGAACTCTTGGGATTAGTTGTTGTTACAGGTGTTGCAGGTTTTCTTGGTTCGCATGTTGCTGACGCTTATTTGGCTAAGGGTTGGCAGGTTCGTGGGATAGATAATCTGCTTGGTGGGAGTTTAGAGAATGTTCCTGAAGGTGTTGAGTTTCATAATCTTGATTTAGATAATTTGGAAGCTATTTCGCCTGTGTTTGTGGGTGCTGATTTGGTTATTCATGCTGCTTGCACTGCTTATGAAGGTTTGAGTGTATTCAGCCCTAGCCTTGTAGTGCGTAACACTGTTCAGATAAGCGTGAACGCTATGACAGCGAGTATTCGGGCTAATGTTCCAAAGTTTGTTTACATGTCTTCTATGGCTCGTTATGGGGATAATTTAGGGCAGGTGTTTGATGAGTCTTTGACACCTAAACCGCAAGATCCTTATGGTATTGCTAAGTTGTCAGCTGAGAGATTGTTGTCTAATCTTGCTGAAGTCCATGATGTTGAGTTAGTTATTCTTGTTCCTCATAACATTGTTGGGGCTAGACAGAAGTTTGATGATCCGTTTAGGAATGTTGCGAGCATTATGGCTAACAGGATGTTGCAGGGTAAGCAGCCGATTATTTATGGTGATGGTAGTCAGCAGAGATGTTTTAGTTTTATTCAGGATGTTATTGCACCTATTTTGACTGCTTGTGAGTCACCTGAAGCGGTGGGGCAAGTAATCAATATTGGCCCTGATGAGTCTCCTATCTCGATTCTGGAATTGGCTGAGAGGCTTGCAAAGATTATTGGTTTTGAGTTAGATGCTATCTTTATGCCTGGGAGACCGCAGGAAGTTCCTGTTGCTTTATGTAGTTCAGATAAGGCTAGACAACTTTTAGGGTATGAAACAACTGTCAGTTTAGATCAGGGGTTGCGGGATTTGGTGGAGTGGGTTAGGCCTAGAGTGAAAGATTTTGAATATCATTTGCCGATTGAGATTGACTCTGATTTGACACCTAAGACTTGGACTCAAAAACTTATATGAAAACTTTGTATGAAGCGTATAAGCCTTATCAAATGGCTGATGGTGGTGGCGATAAGGGCACAGCTCACAGTTACATAGATGTTTATGCTGAAAGTATTCCTGCAGCTGAAAATAAGTCTTTGTTGGAGATTGGTGTTTATGCTGGTCATTCTTTGAAAATGTGGGCAGACTATTTGCCGAATAGTCGAATTGTTGGTTTAGACATTGATTTATCTAATCTAATTTTCAAGGCTAAAGATTTTGAGGTTTTGCTTTGTGATGCAACTAAGCAGGCTGAGATAAGAGATAAAGTTACAGGCCAATTTGATTATATTATTGATGATGGTTCTCACACTCTTGAGGCTCAAATAACTGCTATCTATAATCTTTGGGATTATCTGGTTGTTGGTGGGAAGTATTTTATTGAGGATGTTGTGAGCATTGAGGTTGCAGAGTCTTTGGCAAAGAAGATTTATGCTTTTACGGGGTTTGCTGTGCAGATTTATGATTTGACTGCTGTCAAGGGTAGGTCTGACGATATTCTTGTTCAAGTAACTAAGGTAAACTAATAGGGACTTTAGGAGTTTATTTTGGCTATAACTAACGGCTATTGCACTTTAGCGGATGTGAAGGCGGCACTCAGGGTCACAGATACCTTGGATGATGCTTTGATTGAGAACAGCATTAACGCTGCTTCTCGCATGATTGACCAATACTGTAACCGATACTTTTATTCAACTAGCGCAGGTGAGGTTCGCTATTTTAAGGCTACTGATGCCTATAACTGTTGGATTGATGACTGTCAAAGTATTACTGAGGTTCGCACAGCTCAAAGCAATCCGATTACCTATAATCAGATTTGGTCGAGCACAGACTTTCAAACTATTCCTGCTAACACTTATGCGAATGGTGCTTATCAACCGATTACAGGCTTGATTGCGGTATATAACTATTTCTTCCCTACATGGCAGGAATCTAACCTTGTGCAGGTCACGGGCAGGTGGGGCTGGCCTTCTGTGCCTGAGCCTGTGAAGTTTGCTTGTATTATTCAGGCTTCAAGACTGTTCAAACGCCTAGAGTCTCCGCTTGGTGTTGCAGGTGTTTCTGACATGGGAATTATGCGTGTTGGTTCAAACATTGATGGGGATGTCGCACAGCTAATCAATCCGTTTAGGCTTTTGAGAACTGGTGCGTAATGGCGATAAGTGATCTTAGGTCTGCTTTAGCCAATAATCTGAAAACTGTTGCAGGGTTGCGGGTTGTTGAAACTTTGCCTGATGTGGTGAATCCACCGATGGCTATGATCGCTATTGACAAGGTTGCTTTCAATAAACAAAACAATCGGTCTATGGCTGAATACACTTTCAAGGTCACAGTTGTTTTAGGCAGGGTTTCTGAGAGAACAGCGCAGAAGGCTATGGATGTTTTGATTGCTCCAGGTAAGGGTTCTATCAAATACGCTTTAGAGATAGACCGGTCTTTGGGTGGTTATGCTTTTGATGTGTTTGTTGCTGAAACATCGGCGATAGGTGCTATATCTATAAATGCATTAGACTATTACAGTGCCGAGTTCTCGGTTCAAGTATTCGCTAGTTAAGGAAAATAAATGGCTATCTTTGTCGCAACAGACTTTAGCGTTAGCATCAATGGATCAACTGCTTTGGCTTCTTACCTGACTCAGGTTGAGTTGAAGACTTCTGCTAATGACATCACTACTACTTCTTTTGGTTCTTCTTGGGTTACCCGCGTTGCAGGTTTGAAGGAAGGAACTGTTACTTTGCAGTTCAATCAGGATTATGCTGCAACTACTGTGGATGCTACTTTGTGGCCTCTACTAGGTTCTCAAGCGACTGTTGTTATTAAGCCAACTTCTACTGCTGTGAGTTCATCGAATCCCGCTTATACAGCTGTGGCCCTTGTTACCGACCTAACCCCCGTGAGCGGTCAAATAGGCGATTTAGCCACATTCAGCGTAACTTGGCCGACTACTGGAACTGTTTCACGCGGCACAGTTTAAGTCTGACTTTTAGGTTAGAGTGATTGTATGAATCAGATAACTCTTACAATCAATTTCGTTGATGGAACTTCTTATGAAGTCAAAACTGCTGCGGGCGATATTGTCAAATGGGAAACCTATTTTGACTTAGGGATAGACAAACTTGAGAAGGTCACTCACCTGCTTTATTTAGCTTGGTTGACTGTGGTTAGACTCAAGAAAACTAGCGATACTTTTGAAGGTTGGATTGACACTGTTGGCGATGTGCAGGTTGCAGACCCAAAAGAATAAGCAGTTTAGGTGTTGATTCTCATCATTGGTTGATTGCTAATCTTGCTGTTGCTACTGGTATTGCTCCGTCAGTTTTGCTTCAAGAATCAGATCGGATGTTGAATACTATGTTGTTTGCTCTCAAACATCAAAGGGGCGGTAATGAGTAACGATCTAAAAACTGAGGTTGTCTTTAACGCTAAAGAACTTGTAAAAGCTCTAAATGCTCTCGAACCTGGTATGAAGAACGCTATGGTCAAAGAGATGAGAGAAGTTTCTGCTCCAGCTATTTCGGCAATCAAACTTGCTATTCCTAAAACTAATCCTTTTATTTCACCGATTAGACCTGTCGCTAATACTAGAGGTCGTTTGGGTTGGGGTGTAAAAGTTAAGTCTGATACTGTCAAACCTAGTTTTACGACTAGGGCTTCTAAAAAAACTGCTGTTACTTCGTTAGTTCGTATTGTTGTTTCTAGTCCTGCGACTGCTCTGGCTGATGTTGCTGGTAAGGGTTCGGGTGCTGTCTTGAATCCTGTTACTAAACCTTATGACTATAAGGGTGGCACAAGAACTCACCGCACTACTACTCAAGGTCAAAAGATGATCAGGCATTTGAAATCTAAGAGAGCCAGTAATTTTGTTTATCCTTCTGTTGAGAAGATTCTGCCGATGGTAAAACTAGAGATAAAATTAGTTCTGGAGACCTATGCGGCGAAAGTTAACAGGAGAATAAATAGATGAGTTCTGGTGGAGTGATAATCAACCTGTTGTCGAAGTTCGATAATTCAGGTATTAAGAAAGCTCAACATGGCTTTGGTGGGCTAAAGAAAACTCTTGCTGGTATTGGTTTAGGTATTGGTGTAAGTCAAGTCACTAATTTGCTTATTGATTCTGCTAAGGCTGCTTCTGCTGATGCTAAGTCCACTTTGTTGCTTAACACTCAGTTGGAGAAGAACGCTAAGGCAACTAAAACACAGATTAAACAGGCCGACAAGTTTGTTGAGAAACTATCTTTACAAACAGGTATTCTTGACGATGATTTGAGGCCGAGTTTCGGTAAGTTGGCGAGAGCAACTAAGGATACTAGTAAAGCTCAGGATCTGTTGAAGTTGTCTTTGGATGCTGCAACTGTTTCGGGTAAGCCTTTGGATTCTGTTGCTTCGGCTATGGCTAAAGCGTTTAATGGTAATACTACTTCTCTAGTGAAGATGTTCCCTGAGTTGAAGAAGTCTAAAGATTTGTTTGGCGATTTGAAGACTGAAGTTGAGGGTGCAGCGAAACAGCAAGCTGACCCGTTTATGAAGTTCAATAACAGTATTGACATTCTGAAGGAGAAACTTGGTGCTGTTGTTTTGCCTTTGATTGTTGATTTTGTTACTGAGATGACTAAGCCAGGCGGAATTGTTGAAACTGTCGGTAAGTTCTTTGAACAGTTATCTAACCCTAAAACTAAGCCAGGCAAGATGTTTGTGGACATCAAGAACGCGGTCAAGAGTGCTTTCGGTTATGTAAAAGACTTCTTTGCTTTGTTTGGTAATGGTGATGCCATGAAGGGTTTCAGTAATGTTGCTGGTGCTCTAGTTAGAGCGTTACCTGCTTTGATTGCTTTAAAGGGAATTATGATGCTCGCTAATGCGGGTAAAAGTATTGCAAACCTAGTCAAAGCTATGACTTTGATTGGAGCAGGAAATGCGGCTGGTGGTGCTGGTAGAGAGGGATTCTTTTCAAAACTTACGACTAAAAACAAACTTCTTGGGGTCGCATTGATGTGGTCTATTCCTTTGATTTTTTCAACTGAAGTATTTGATGCTTATGATAGGGCATTTCAAGATCCTAAGGCTCGTGCAAAGTTAGCTGCTGCTGGTCAAGCAATTGTTGCTCCATCGAAGTTTATGCCAAAGGCTGTGAACGGTATTTTTGTTGATAAGAATGGTTATGACAGTGCAGGTAATTTTGTGGGCAAGACTGTGGGTGGTGGGGCTTCTTCTTCTCCTGGGTTGTTGACTGGGAAAACTAAAGGAGATACTTTTATGACTTACATTACTGTTAATTCGACTAATGCTGATCCTAAGGCGGTTGTTGATGCTGTTTCTAAGTATGTGAAAACTAATGGTGGTGTTCCTTCTGCTTGGGGTATAAATAAAGGCACTCATGCAACTGGTGGTGGGCACTAATGGCTTTGCCTACTTATCTGGTTGAAATAAGTTTTGGATCTAGCGGTTATGTTGATGTTTCTTCTTATGCAGGAAATGTCACAATCTCTAAAGGTATCGCACGCCAGTTAGATGATTATTCGGCTGGAACATTATCCATAACTTTTACTAATAATGATCGCACT